TGTTAGAACCGACTAAAGAGAACGAGTCGGCGGCGGCGGCGACGGAGGAGTCGGCGTGGTCGGCGGCGGCGGGGGCGTGGTCGGCGGCGTGGTCGGCGGCGTGGTCGGCGTGGTCGGCGGCGGCGGAGTCGGCGACGGAGTCGGCGAGGTCGGCGGCGTGGTCGGCGGCGGAGTCGGCGGCGGCGGCGGCGGAGTCGGCGTGGTCGGCGGCGGAGTCGGCGGCGGCGGCGGCGGCGGAGTCGGCGAGGTCGGCGGCGGAGTCGGCGGCGGCGGCGGCGGCGGAGTCGGCGAGGTCGGCGGAGTCGGTGGCCAAAAAGAAAGTCTTTACCAAGATATGTAAGTGGTTCGACGCTCATTTATCAGAATTAGAGGAAATAAAATGAACTTCACCTACGAACATATAGAGACCCAGGAAGAAGTCCGCAAGCATATCCAAGGTTGCGAGGGTAAGCATACCCAACAAGCTATCTACTCCACTTTCCACGACGCTCTTACACAGATATGTTTTGGCTGTCATAAAATTAGAAGCACGATACAAATACAATGAAAACACCCAAACAAGAAGAATTAGGCTATGACGGGCGCCCCTTTTGCGAGTGTGGTCATACAGCAAGTTTCCACCACGCTTTTGGCACAAAAGAATGTCCCTCCTTGTGCAAAGGAAGCGTGACAGTCGGGTGAATGAGATGATATGAAGACGAAAAGAGTGTAGAATACAAATATGCCATCCCGCGAATCATCAATAAGGAACGGAAAAAAGGGAGGCCGCCCTCTAGGCCGCAAGAACGACGATACCCTGAAAAAAGAGGTGGTTATGAAGGCGTATCAGCAGCGCGTTATGAGTGTAGCCGATCGTCTTTTGGACATTCAACTAGGCCTTGCACATGGATCGACATATCTATTCAAGATAGAGAAGGAGCTTGTCGGTCCTAAAAAGAAACAATGGTATCGGGCCAAAAAACCGGTGCTCGTCACTGATTTGGAAGAAATCCAGATGTACCTTGAAGGTAAGGTCGAAAATGGCGACATGGAAGATTCGGCCGATTCCGGCACCACATATTACTACATGACGACCAAGGAGCCTGACCGCCAAGCCGCCGAAGATATCCTGAATAGGACATTTGGCCGATCTACCGCATCTGTTACAATGGATGTGACATCGGACGGGGAGAAACTCCAACTTTTCAATGAAACTCAACTCCAAAGAATCGCAAGCCGCCTTAGCAATGGTCGTAAGCCAGTCAAGAAATAATCTCATCGATTTTGAGATTGCGACTGACAACGACTACGATCCAAACTGGCACCACGATATCATCGCCAAAGAGCTCGAGCATATTGAAGCTTTCGGCGATAGGGATTTCAAGATACTTATCGTCTCTGTTCCGCCCAGGCACGGCAAGAGCCGTCAATGTTCAATAGATTTTCCGGCTTGGTATCTCGGCCGCAATCCTGACAGAGAAGTCATCATCGCCTCCTACTCGGCCGAACTCGCCCAATCATTCGGCTCAAAAACTCGCGACAAAGTAGATTCTCCTAGGTTCAAAGTCATCTTTCCGGATGTGAAGCTCAAGGAAGACGAAAAGGCGAAGGGAAGATGGATGACAAATAGAGGGGGAAGCTACACTGCCGCCGGCGTTGGCGGCGCTATCACAGGTCGCGGCGCCCACGTCCTCTTGATTGATGACCCGGTAAAGAACAGGGAAGAAGCCGATAGTCGCGTCTACCAGGAAAAGACATACGAATGGTTCACCTCGACGGCATTCACCCGCCTCGCGCCGAATGGCGTAGTAGTCCTCATTATGACCAGATGGAATATGAGCGACCTCGCCGGAAGGATTCTTGAAAATCCAGATCTTAAAACTCGAACAAAAATCATCCGGCTGCCCGCCATCTCGGAACACGACAGTCTCCCATATCGCCAGGCCAACGAACCGCTATGGCCTACCAGATTCACCATGAAGGCGCTTCAGGAGATCAAGACTACCATTGGCCCATATGACTGGAATGCCCTCTATCAAGGCAATCCGGTTTTGACTGAGAACCAAGAATTTAAGCCAGACTGGTACAGATATACTGATGAGACAAAACTCGCCATGATGAACTGCCGGCGATTCCTCACCGTGGATACCGCCATGAGCAAAAAGACCCAGGCTGATCAGACTGGCTTCTGCGACAACCGGGTCAATTCGGAGAACTTCTGGCACTTGAAGGCTTGGGGCTCAAAACTAGGCCCTGAAGAGCTTGTGGACGCCCTATTCAATCTCCACACCTCAAACCACTACGAAGCCATAGGAATCGAGAAAACGACCTATACGGAGGGTTTAAAGCCTTATCTGGACTCGGAACAGCGCAAGCGCGGCATCTTCTTGCCTATCGTGGAGCTGGATCACAAGCAAACGGCTAAGGAGATACGTATTCGCGGACTTATCCCCAGGTATTCCACAGGTTCAATATTCCACATAGAAGGTCAATGCAAAGACCTCGAAGCACAGCTTATGCACTTCCCTGTCGGCTCAAAGGACGATATTATCGACGCTACCGCTTATCAGCTCCAAATCGCCGATGTTCCTCACCACCAAGCAAGCGGACTGACGATTCATATCGATGAAGACTACTAATAAAATGAAAATTCCAAAGACCCTCAAAGCTTTCGTATATAACTGGAAAATTACTAGGTTCCATAGCAAAAAGAATGGTAATAAGAACAATGGCGCATTTTTATGGGATAAGAAAGAGATCCAATTAGATGTAGATTATGGCGATGAAGAGAATATCTTTCTTCACGAGCTCATGGAATGTATTTTGAAGGAACTCCATTATCGGTTCTATGGCCAAGAAGGATCGATGGAGTATATTTTTCACTTCGACCATAGTGGATTCATCCGTTTTCACTCTATGTTCTACCAGATCATGAAGGATAATAAGATTCTCTGAATATCCACACCTTTATCCCCTTTTCCGTGATACAATTATCGTATGGTTGGACAGAAAATCACTGGGGCTGACGGTAAGCCTCTGGATAACTACAAATCTCTTTCAGAGTCTTCATATCAACCGCCTGATGCGGTAAAAAAGCTGTATGCAAAAGTGCAGCAGGACTATTGGGTCGCGTATGCCCTTCAGCACCGCGAATTCAAAGAATTCGACGGTCATTCTCTATTGAGCCGCACACGTCTCGATCAAGAGACGATGAGCACATATGTAGGCTGCGAGTATGTTCCGAAGCAGAAGCAATGGAGATGGAAAGGCCGAAAGAACATCTCTCGCAACAAGCTCTTCGCAATCCTCGCCCGGGCGATTGCCGGCATGCTGTATCCTTTTGCATATGCCAAGAACGAGAAGAACGAGAACGATGCGATGAGCGCCAGAGTCGCACGTTATCTCATTGAGGACGCCCTCCGAAAAGCTAACTATGAGACTCAGTTCATGTTCATGATCCTATCGGCGCTTTCACAACCCTGCGTCTGGGTTGAAGTCGAATGGATCGAAGCGATGCAGCGTATCAAGCAGCGAATGGCTGATGGATCCATAAAGATACTTGAGGCCATAGATCAGCTTCTAACCGGGCTCAATCTGAACATCATCCCGATTGGCGAATTACTCTGTGCTGATTTCTACAGCGGTTGCGGTAAGAACATCCAGCGCCAGCCGTATATGATTCGTGTCCGTCGGCTTTCATGGGATCAGGCACGCAAGCAGTATTCAGGCAAGCACTTCAATGCCGATGGCACAGATCTTTTCGATTTCGTCCAGGCAGGGAAGACACGCGTGCTCCTGGCTGGTCAGGAAAACCAGACTCTATTTGACATCGTATGGACTGAGGCTGACATAGATGAAGTCCAGGAATTCACCGCTTTCTATCGTGATGAAGACCTCGAAGTCACTTTTGTCGGCGGAGTTTTCATGGGTAATGAAGAGGATCCGTATAACAGCAATCCTTTCACTCATCGTCGGCTATGCTTGATTGATAACCAGTGGGTTTCAATTCCGGTATATCGTTTTGCGCAGACAGGATATCAGCCAATGGATCCGACCGGCCGCTTCCTATACTACAAATCCGCTGCGGCAAACATGTTCTGGGATGATGCTGCATTGAACAAGATGCATCAGCTCTTCTTCGACGCCACACAGCTCGACGTCTTTAAGCCGATGTTCCTATCCGGCGTCGGCAAAGTCGATACCAAGGTCATGGTCCCTTCAGCCACAATCGGGATGCCTATGGGCGCTACCGCGACACCTTTCAACCTTGGTCCGAATCTCGCTATGGCCTATCAAGCATTCATGCAGCAGAATAACGATCTCGAAGCCACTTCACAGGCAAATCCGGCCGGTGCTACTCAGCCGACTGCTCCAGGACAACAACCAAGTGCCATAACCGCGCAGCAAGTTCAAGCTCAACAAGAACAAGCCAAGATGCTGATGTCGCCGTTCGCTCTCATGATAGGAGATCTCATCCAACAAATCGGCGAATTGACTTGGGATTGCATCGTGAGCCATGAGACGGTGGGAGAGCTCGATGATACGGTCCCTGGCAGTCTCAACCTGAAATACAAGCAGTTTCTCATCAAAGGAAAAGAAAAAGGCAAGCAGATCACCAACAAGATAATGTTCTCGACCGAGAACATGGGCAAGCAATTCACCGATGACCAGATCCTGAAAAAGGAGTGGGCATTATATGATATGACCGGCAAGACTCCGGAAGCGCGCTCCAAGTCCGACATGCGCATATATCTCGTCAATCCATATCAGCTAGCCCGTATGTCCGTCACTATTTGGATTGATCCGGATCAGATTGTGGACAAGTCTCTGGGCGCCGAGCGCGAACGCAAGATGCGCGCCTTCAATATCCTCACTGATCCTCGCGTAGTGCCGTTCACCGATCAGAAGAATGTTGTTGACGACTTCGCCATCGAGGAATACGGCGGCGATGACCCGAACAGATACAAGAATAAAGGCCCTATTCAACCTCCTACCCAGAATGGTATGATTCCAGGACAGGGTGGGGAAGGTGGAGGGCCGCCGAATGGCCCTGGAGCGAAGCCGGTCGTGTCGCCCCTTAATAATATTCCAACCAAAGTATCAAGATGAATAAATCAATCAAGAAAGCTCCCGCACCAGGCGGAGAGAAGCAGATAATGAAGAAGGTCGCCAAGCAAAAGGCCGGTCTTCATCATTTTGTCGCAACAGGCGGCAAGCCCAAGAATTTCAAGGGATGCCAGGGAGTGAATCCTGCGACTGTCCCGGGCGTTTCAGCCAAATAGATTCCTTAGATAGAATAATCAGTTAAAAATAATCACCATGTCTCAATCTACATACGCTCGTTCGTATCCTTGGGCCGTTAATCCAGTCAAGCTAATTGAAGCCATCACCGACCTCGAGAATGCCAAGAAGTTGGATCCGTCTGTTGTAATCAACGAGGATACCATCAAGGCGCGCTACATTGTTCGTAAAGGTCTTGTCAAAGGCGCTGTCACTCAGCCTGTACCCGCAGACGGAGGTGTTGGAGGAATCAACACGGGTGCTTCCACGCCTGAAGCTCCTGCCAAGCCGCGTGTGCGCACATCATCCAATGTGAAGCCGAAGAAAGCCGCCGCTCCAGCCGCCTAAATTAGATGAAGGCGAGTCCGGAAATCACTAAAGTCATATCCACGCTCAAAAACAAGGACTTATCCACCTCGGATAGGTCCCTGTTGATAAGTGCCATATTGAAAAAGGTTGCAGCATTGCCCTTAAGTGATATACTTTACTGTAACGATAAAGGAATCCTTTTCGTTAACGGTCGGAAGGTTGATGCGGCGGAGACGATTCAATTGCGCGAAAGCGCACTGAAAGTCCTCGAAGCAAAAGCCTTTAGACTCATCCGCGAGCAGGTCGTTTATACCACGTTCGTCCAAGCTGCCCACAAGTCGATGACTCCCGAAGATCTCATCTTCGGCAAAGCAGCGCTCTGGTGGGGCAACAAGGAAGACGAGTATCTGAAGATCCTTGCGGCTGAGGATCGTAACGGGAACTCCTCCCATTTATTAGGAGATGAATAATTGGCAACGTCAGCCATGATGACGATATAAACAATGACTCCAGAGAAAATCGCAGAGTTAAAGAAGACGGCTGAAACTGCGTCAGCCAACCTACAAGCAGCGGAATCCGACGGGGCAGCTCCGGAAGTAATCGCAGATTTAAAGAAGAAAGCCGAAACTGCGTCGGCCGAGCTCAAGACCGCGGAATCCGCCCCTCCCCAAGATCCAGTTAAAGCAGCTCTTGAACAAGCAAGGAAGAACAAACGTCCCGAAATCGACCGCGCCGCTCATTCCCTCAAAAAGAATGCGGAGCGTTTGAAAGAGCTTGGCGGAGATCCCGCTAAAGTCCTCGGAGATGTTATTCCTCCTGACAATGATTTGGATGATGGTTCAGACGACGATAAACCAGTCACCCGCGGCGAACTCAAGAAAATGCAGGCTGAGCAGGCCCAAAAGACCTCCATGCAGCTTGCAGATTCTATCGAAAATGAGGACGAACGCGAATTGGCCAAGGAATATCTCCGTACTACCATCCGTCCCTCCGGCGATCCTGAACAGGATCTGTCCGCAGCCATGGCGCTCGTCAATTCTGTCAAGAATAGGCAAGTAGCCGAGGAAATCACTCGCAGGGCAACGACCCCAGTCCGTCGATTTGGTTCCGGCTCGGGCTCTCCCCAGAGGGAGAAAACGAAGTTTGAAGCCAGTCCGGAAGAATTGGCCGCTGCCAAGATAGCCCACGTCAAGCCGGAAAACATGGAAACATGGATTCTTGCGCGCCGTGAAGGCAAGCCTATTGTCTTCGGAACCGCGGCAAAGAAACAGCGCGAAGCCGAAGCTGCAAGACGCTAGCATTTCAATAACGGATTCGGGTGAGGGATTATTCAAAAGTAATTCCTTACCTCAATGTCAGTATCAAAAATCGACATCAGGATCCAGTATCCTCTCGTAGATGTCTACAGCCTAGCCGCAACAGTTGCGTCCGGGTCCGTAGCGTCTATCAACGCCGGCGAGCCGACCATCAAGTCGACTTCTGGAAACGTTGTGGATATGGCTACGACTCAACCGACGACATCCCAGGATTTCACGGGAATCGCAAAGACGACTTCTACCGATACGGCATCCGCCGCCGGTGCTGTCACCCTTTACTTTCCGTTCCCGGGCCTCGTCTACGACGCTGTCGCAGCTACGGCATCCGCCGCTAATACCGCGGCCTTGATCGCGGCTCTCATGTGGAAGCGTGTCACCTTCACCAAGACTAGCGCGACTTTCACGGTGAACACGGCCGCTTCCGATTCAACAGCAAACGGTCTCGAAATAATCGGCGGGGATCCCAATACCTCGCACATCTATTTCGTCATCACCGGCCAGGTCAACACCTTCTACAACGTCACGACTTAGTCGCGCCGTTGGTCTTTTGTTCTTTGCCAGAAGAGTTCTTCCATATTATTCATCTCTTAATCTTATCCACCTACCATGTACGGAATAAACCAAGCTTCAGCCCCCGGTCTTATCCTCGTCAAGACGGCTCTCGATGAGCTCCTTGATCAGGCTATGGCCGAGAATGCGGTCACGGGCAAAGCCGAAGCAACCGATCCGGTCATCTTCTCCCAGGGAGAGGCTGACAATGCTGCAAAGAACACTGCTGTTCTAGGCGGCGGCGGCTACTTCGACATGACCCTTGATGACCAGGCTCCGAATAAGAGCGCGGCCATCACCGCTTCAGCTCTGCGCACCTCCCTTGTGGCGCAGTTCAAGAAGAACCTGCCTATTCCTCGCACCTTCATGCAGGATCAGCAGCAAGACGCTGTCGAGCGCGCAGTCAACCAACAGGCCAAGACCTGGCTCGCCTCCCGAGACAGGAATGCCTTTGGCAACCAGATCGCTCAGGGATTCCCGTCGGGAACCGCTGCGACGACCGTTGACGGCAACTCGCTCTACAACACCAACCACTCGAACCAGAACGGCGATTCCGGTATCGATAATTACTACACCGGCGTCTTGAATGACCCGAACTTGAACACCCTGATCAACGCCCTGAGGCTTCAGTTGTCTCAGACTGGCGTGGTCATCGGTTACGAGCCGAAGTACCTTCTCACGCCGTCAATCCTTCATCAGACAGGCATGGCAACCGCCAAGTCAGTCTTGCGCGCCGGCACCGGAAACAACGATCTCAACTACTGGTCTGAGATGTATCCGGGCATGAAGGTCGTCTACTCGCCGTTCATCGACGCGGTATCCACCACGGCATACTTCGTTGGAACCAACAATAGCGGTGTGTACCGCTTCGAGCGCGAAGCCTTCTTCACCACTCTGGTGAATTGGGAGACTTCCGAGAATGATCAGTACACCTACAAGATGCGCGCCCGCGAGGTCGTTGACCTCATCGAGTACTCCGGTACCGCCGCCTCCGACGGTACGGTTTCCTAATTACCAGCGCCAACTAATAAGCAACCAAAAGACATGAACTTCATCAAAAATAATGTCCTAGCGTTGGTTGCGCTGGTAGTTGCAATCATCGCTTTAGTTATAGTCTACGGTCTGACGGGTAAGCAATTAGCTCCCGCAGCATCGTTCGGTGCCGCTGTAGTCACCCCGACAAACTTCAACAACCTCACCTTGAGCAATCAGCTCATCACGGGAGGCGCTGATGTCCGGGCCGATGGCTTGGCTTCATCGACAAACAATATCTTAGGCCTCACGGATCTTCTCGGTAATACCACTATCATTGAGAATTCCGCGACAGGCACCGCATATACGCTCAACCTGCCGGCAACATCGACTCTATCGTCGTTCCTGCCACACCAGGGAGATTATGCTTCATTCATCATCTTTAACGCCTCGTCGACGGGTCCAAACGTCACCGTGGCAAGCTCTCTTGATAGCAGCGTCGTATTGCAATTGGCTACCACCTCGGCCGTTATACTGCCGGGCAAGAGTGCCACAGTAGATATGTTTAGGTCTGCATCTTCCGGCGGAGTTATCTACGCCCTGCTTTCGTCAGGGAAATAATATCCACTCTTAGCTGCTTTCCTCTGAATGCTTCCTTGGTATAATGGAAGCATTCAGGACGAAGGTCGCTATTAAAAATTAACCACAAACTTATGAAGAAATATCTTTCATTGATCGCAATAGTGGCCTTGATAGTCGCCATCTCATATGGAGTCCATCAGACCAAAGCCAACGTATTCATCTTTCCACCTTCGCCGGCTACAGCCACCGCTACCTCAACTTACGCCAATATCGGAATCGGCGTGGGAACAACAACTCTTCTATACGATGCCTATGCAAGCGGGCAAACCTTCGCCACCGAAGGCGCTACTGTCCTTGTGATCGATTCCGCGACCACCACCGCCGCTGTGCTTAATATTTCCCTCCAATATTCCCAACAGGGAGGCGATTGGTATGCGGATGACATAAACCTGATTTCCACTACCACTGGCTCTTACCCAATAAGCTTAAGCACTCCGGTTTCCTACCAATTTAAGCCGGCTGGAAGCTCAACCACAATGTTTGCGTTTCCCATTATGACTCCCACCAGATATGTGCGCGCCGTCTTCAGCTCAACAGGAGCCACTTCCAGCATCTTCGCCCGCATAGTCCCGATCCGTCAGCAGGTGCAATAAAGCTATGAATACTGTCTCTCAACTGAAAGACTCGGTTGCGGGAATGCTGTCGGGAATCGACCTCAATACTGCCATAAACGTCAACGAGGGCCTTCAGCGCGCGGCCAGGATGATCAGCCTCAAGGTCTCGGTTCCGGACACTTCCAAGCGCGTCCCATATACCCTGTATGATGGCGTATTTGACTATCCGGGGCAGCCGGACATGTTCGGAGGCGCATTTGTCGATTTCAGGCCGCAGGGAGCCTCTAGGAACTACAGTGACTATGTCTATAGGAAGCAGATAGAGGATTTCGACAGGACGAAGACGTACAACTACAACGGGGTCTCGGTCACGTTCGAATACGTGAACGGCGTTCAGATACTGCGCGCCGTCTCATCCCGCGTCACTCCGAGAGCGACCATAGACACTATGGCGCAAATAGGGAACTGGAAAGTATTTGTATCCGCATCCAGCCTTATCGTAGACAACACGGTCTACTATCAGCAACCGGGATCTCTTCTATTCAATCTTGCCGCAAACCAGACATCGGGAGGCATTCAAGAGACTCTGACCTCTCCACTCAATCT